GAAGTTCATCAAGTCTACGCGTGGGGACATCTTCAACTTTAAAGCCACGTTGTATAAATGCTGTAATAGGTAATCTATAAAAGATCGCACCATTTTCCATAATAGCGTGGAATAATATAGACTTACCTGTAATAGAGCTAATACCAAAGATAATACAGTCTTCAACTTCTCCATGATGTTTTTTAAGATCATATAAATATTCCCTTCTTATCTGAGCGTACTCTACTGGTATGTTTGCATTTAAATATGCCATAGTTACTCCTTATCATAAATATCTCCCCAAGTCTTTCCTTTTTCATAATCAACTTTATTGGGAACTTCAAGACTAACAGCGTTCTCCATTATTTCAATAACCTTTTTGGCATGTGACTCTGACTCTACAGAGAGATCTAATTCATCGTGTATTTGTATGTGAGGAATAATTTTTTCTTTATACAATTCTAACATAGCTTTCTTTGTCATGTCAGCTGCACTCCCTTGAATTAATTTATTTAAAGATTTGTATGTGTATGCTCTTTTGATCCCAGGTCCATGTTCCCTGAGTGCATCTTCGTGTGGCAATGCTTTGTGCATACCAAACATATTTGGTTCCCATAAATGAAAACGGCATAATCGACCAAGAAGTGTACGTATCTGTCCACGTTCTTGAGCACGATTAGAGGCCGCGTTCATCAATTGTTTAACAAAGGGAACTTTCGCATGGTATTGGTCAAACAATTCTGCTGCTTTATCTTTTGATACTCCTAACTCTGCTTGTAATTTAGCTTTACCCATTCCATAAAACAAACCCAGATTAATTGTCTTTGCTTGTGATCTTGGAATCTTAGCCATGTCAGCTACAGTTTGGTGAAAGTCTGTTGATGAATCATTTTCATAAGCATCAACAACATCATATACAGTTGGAAATTTATGTAGAGCTGCATAGTGTACAACTAGTCTTGGTTCTTGTTGTGAATAGTCAAAACATCCCCATGTGCAATCTTCTTCAGGTAAAAATAAAGATCTTATCATAGGTCCAAGATCCTTGTTCCGTGCCGGTAGTTGCTGTAAATTTGGATTATTATAACTAAACCTACCAGTTACTGTTCCTCCTGTATCAGATCTAATTTGATTTATCTCTGCATGTATTCTTTCGTTATGTTCGTATTTGATTATAGTATCAATAAATGTAGTATGAGCTTTATTTATTTCACGAGCTTTTGCTATTTGTTTTACAATAGGATGTGGATGCTCTTGTAAAAAATTTTTTGTAAAGGAGGGTGATTGTGTTTTTACAGTTCTTTCATAAGGTAATTTTAATTTGTCAAAAACTTTGGCGATCGATCTTGCTGCCCATATTTGAACATCTATGTTACTTTCTTTTTTTATTTGTGTCAGTAATAGGTTTTCTTGGTATTCTAAGTCTTGTTTCAATTTATGAGCACGTTCGACATCTACTCTCACGCCTAAAAAACGCATATCAACCAAACAAGGAAAAAGATCCGTCTCAAGATTAAATATAGATTCTATGTCTTGATGAACAATTTCTTTTTTAAATATTTGCCATAACTCCAAAGTTAGTTCTGCATCTTTCTCTGCATAAGATCCAACTTCCATTGCAGGTAGTTGCCACATATCAGCTTTAGGATCTAAGCCTCTTGACTTTGCAGCTTCATTCAATGCAGCTTCAGATTTACCATGACCAAGATAATCCCAGGACAAAGAGTTTAAAGAATATTGAAATCTATTTTCATCAATCAATGATGCAGCAATCATAGTATCTACCACTAAACCATTGATTTTTATACCTAATTTTCTTATCCAACATACATCATACATAGCGTTATGAAATATTTTTGTAGCAGGAGATCCACAAATATCTTTGAACCATTCTAAAGTTCTTTTCTTATCCATGTTTGGTCCAGAGCCATGAGCAATTGGAAAATAAAATTTTCTTCCTGGTACAGCAACGGCAATACCAACTACCTCACCTAAACCAATTACAGAACCCGATCCTCTTGTTTTTAATTCTGGATCCCTTGTCTCCAAGTCAATTGCAATTTCATCATAAGACCTTAGATCTGGATATTCTTCTGGTTCAATCCACTCTGTTTGTGCTTCAAATGTCGGTATTATCATACAAAACTTTTTTTATTGCTAATCCTAATTCTCTCGCAATTTGTGGGACGATCGCGTTCCCAAGGGTTTTAATTCTATTTGCTCTGTCTTTGTCCAATCCATAGGAAATCCCATTAGGAATTCCACAAATGTTGGATTCAATTTGCCACCAGGTTTGTTCTTGTTCATTCGTATCATGTCTCCTACTATTGATGTTCTGTTCTTCTGACTGATCGGAAACGTCACGTTCTTCCCGTCGTTCGTCGTAGGACTGTAATGCATTTGTTTCTTCTCTAGATACAGCATCGCGTCCGATAGTTTCGCTCCGAATGTCGACTCTGGTTTGTTCTTCTTCCTCAGAATAAAACCTCCAGATTTTGTCCTCTCCACTCTTTCCGATTGTTCTCCACCCTCTTCGCATCCCACTGTTGGTGTTGGATACATTTTCACTGCTGCTGTTAAATTGTGTTGAGCTGCTGCTTTGATTCCCTTTCTCTTGATCAATGTTTCTGGGTTCTCCTGTCCTGACGATCTCGGTGTTGGATACATTCTCATTGTTTCTGGATCTACTTGCTCTCTCAGGTTCGCGGGTCGTGTTCTTCCCTTCCTGTGTCCCTGTTGCAGTTTCAGTGTTCCTTCTTTCGATCTTGGAGGTAAGTGATCCATTGTGTTCGGAGTGGCCCACAATCCAGACTCTGTACCTCTGGTGCCAAGCACCGATGCCTGAAGCTGGAATAAGGAAACATTGGACTTCGAAACCTTCACTTTCCAAGTCGTCTTGCACCTGTCTGAGTACCATGCCGTCTTGGATGTTAATAATTCCCTGCACATTCTCGCCAATAATGAATTCTGGTTTGATCTCCTTGATAAGTCGAAACATTTCTGGCCAGAGGTAGCGGTCGTCTCCTGTGCCTTTTCTTTTTCCTGCGACTGACATTGGTTGGCAGGGGAATCCTCCCACAATGACATCTGCGTCTCCTTCTTTTCCTTTAACATCTTTTATATCCTCCTCTATTGGTATGTTAGGAAAGTTTTTTTCTAAAACTTTCTTACAGTATTTATCTTTTTCAACAAATTTTACAGTCTCAAATATTCCTGTAGAATCTAATCCTAATGCAAATCCTCCTATGCCAGAAAATAAATCTAATACTTTTAATTTATTTGTCATCCCGTAACTTTTTTATTTCTAGTTCACAGTAATGAATAATTTTTTCTAAATCTTTAATCTTATCTTTTTTCAAATACCTACAAACGTATTTTACAACACACCCTTGGAAGAATGATAAATTATTTTTTGAAATAAATTCATACGGTTGTATGCGAAAATTTTTATAATGTGATCCTCCAATCTGTCTTTCTTGTGGTGTGATAGAATCAAATATACTTTTGTCTGTCATAAATTATAACCGTACCTTTCTATTTTTGCTCTCATCAAGTATAAATTTCTTTTACTTCGCGTGACACCTACGTACCAAACTCTGTGTTCTTCGTCTCTTTTTTTACTACTTTTTACCACAGCTTCTCTAATTTTCCTAGCGTTATCTAAAACTAATAAAACATTCTCTGATTCACCACCTTTTGCTGCATGAATCGTAGAAATTTTTATTCTAGCATCTTCATTTAATTTTTCTTTGTTAGACAACAATAATCTAATATAATTTTTTTCTTCATTATTGGCTTTATCAAAAGCTTCATACCAAGGAACCAACTCATTCCAATTATCAGTGGACATATAATCTTCAACATCTTCTTTTTGTGTTTGATCTAAATCTTGTCCGTCTGACCATCTTGAATAATAAATAGCTGCTTTGTATAATTTTGAATTATAACTTTTGATATATTTATTATCAAAATATAAACCTTTTAATTTTAATTCTTTTGCTATTTTAATAGACTTATCAATTGTGCGAGTTAAAATTAACCAGTTATCTTTGTGTAAATTAACATTATCCAGGTTATTTATTTTTATGGAACTACCCTCTTCATTTTTAGGAAAATAATCTTTTGTCGCTCTAAGTCCTTCTATTCTACTAACAATAATATTTGAAATATCTTGTATTTGTATGGGAACCCTTCTTGATTTTTTTAAAACAACTTCTATTGCAGGTTCTTTTATAAATCTATCAACATCTGCGCCTGCCCATGCATAAATAGCTTGATCATCGTCTCCTGCCAAATACATGTCTTTAGTATTTGATTTTAAAATATCAAACATTTGCCATTGAATTGGTGATAAGTCTTGAGCTTCATCAATAAACACCACATCAAACTGTGGACATAAATTTTTCTTTTGTATGAATTGATGGATCATATCTGTAAAATCAATTAAATTATTACTGTCTTTGTATTTAATATAATTAGCTGCAACATGTTTTAAAATATTTGGTTTAATATCTTTACTATATTCTCCTGTGCAATACTCATCCCAGACTTCTATATCTTTCTCTCTAGCCTTTGTTATAATTTGAAAGTATTCATTATCACATGTTAAATAAGGTGAGGAATCTAAATCTCTTTTTGCTTTTACACTCACACTTAAACTTTTACCAAGATCATCATAGTGATAATCTTGCATAACATTTTCTTCTTTTAATCCTAAAGTATGAAAAGCTAATGAGTGTAGAGTTTGAAAATGTCTAAGATCTTTTTTTTGAAACTGTCTATTTTTATTTAACATTCTTTCTTTAGCTTCTGTTGCTGCCTTTTTTGTAAATGCAAAATAACCTATTCTTTCTACTGGTGTCCCTATTCTAATGTAAGCTAATGCTCTTCTAATTAATTTTTCTGTTTTACCTGTACCTGGAGGTCCATAAAATTTTTTTATCACAGAATTTTATCTTTCTCTTGCATAGAAATTATCTCTACTTCGTCTTCTTCTTTTTCAAAAAAAGACAAAGGAATTTTTACACAACGAATAGGGTTGTGTGATTTTTTATCTGTATCTTTTTTAGGATATCTTTTTAAATGTCCTAGTTCCGCTTTAAATTCTTCTATTAACATTCTACCAGTTTTTTCAAACTTCATTTTCCATTCTTTATTTTTTAAATAATTAAAGAAAACATCCATTGTAAAATATGCAAAACCTTCTTCTTTTAAAATAGATCCACTACTAAATGATGTAGCACTAACAGCAGGTACACCATGAATATGTTCTTCTAAATATTTCTGTAATAATTCTTTTGGTGATGTTCCTGCAGGTGGTGGTTGAACTGTTTCAGTTTCTTTTAAATTTTCTATAATAGTTTGAAACTCATCTTGTTTAATTCTTGGTGGAGCAATTGGTGTATGTGCACCTATTAATCTTCTACATTTCTCCATATCCATTAAATAATTAATATCTCTAGCTACAACTTGTTTACTCATCTCACCATCTTGTTTATCGTTAAAGTGAACAGTAAATCTAAATTCTGGTTCAGGTTGATAATCTATTCTTATTAAAGCTGATAATTGAGGAAACTTTTTTTGTTTATCCGACATATAACCAAATTGTCTTTTGGCACACTCTGATTTAATACAAAAATTTTTTATTGGATCTTGATCACACAAATGACCTGCAGTTGGTTTACGCCAAGATTTTATTTTATCTAATACTTTTTTATCGCCCCACTCTTCATCATATAAAATATATTTTCTTGCTCCATCCAAAACTTTTTTCTCCCAAAGATCTGGATATTTCTTTTTACAAAAAACCATATAGTTAAATAAAAAACGATCTCTTTCATCTGGTAATTTATTACTGTCATCAATTGTTTTTGATATTGCTTGTAAACATGGAGGGCCATCATTAAATTCTTCGGCACCTCCGGTAAGGATCCTATTTATATGTGCATCAATAAATGAATTTAACTCTTGTTCTGTTTTTAAATTAGCTTCAACAACTTGTATGTATTGATCAAATTTAAATTCTGTGCCATCTAAATTTAATGCAACTCTTTCTGTTTTATTATAGTATGGTAGGTTTATAAAATTACCGTTTGTAAAACTTCCATCAGGCCCCGTTCCAAGTTCCGTTTGTTTTGGATATATTTCTGTTGTCGTATTAAGTTCT